CTGCAAGGTCATCTAATGATGGGAGTTTAATTGTTGCTTCTGTTTGTGCCTTAATGATTGAATCCTTCTCGGCGGTCAAAGACTTTCGCAGTTGAGTAAATTCTTCTTTAAGGGAAGAAATCTCACTTGCTGCGTCATATTGTGACTTTGCAAGAACATTCTCACGGTTTGAGCGTTCCGACTTAAATCGGGACTCAAAGGACTTTCGGAGGTTATCGTAAGCAAGTGCTTCGAGTTGTTCCTCACGGAAAGCGGCATAAGCCTTCTCAATGTTTGAATTGCTCAAATCAAGAGAATCAAATTCATTGTTGGAGAATGCCTTAACAACTGGCATATCCGAAGAAGTCGGCTTACCGTTGTTAATTACGATTCGGTCAGCAGGTTCGCCAATTTGGTTTCCTGCGCCATCAAGAGTACGAAGGTATGCTTTGTCTGCTCCTTCATATTGTTGATATTCGGAAGATTCCACTGTTTCTTCTTCTTCTTCTTTATCATCAGCCGCTTCAAATGCTTCCATTTCATCTTTAGGCATTCGTGGATTATCCATCATTTCGTCTGCTGCTTCAATGTTATCGTTTTCTTCTTCCTTACGAAGCATATTAACTTCTTCGAGAAGAGTATCTAACTCGCTCAGTGCTTTTTCTAATTTTTCGCTCATTTTTTCACTTCCTATATCTTGTTTTAAAATATCGAATTTTGCTTCTGGGTTTATTCCTTTTTCACAGATGGTAACTTCATGGAGTTCTAACTTACTTATTTCGTTATATTCCCCTAACTCATTATGGCTTTTCTTTACCTTTTGTAATGCCTGTCCACCAATACTAAATGACCTTAATGAACCTTTGCGAATGTTTCTTCCTACTTCTTTTGCTTTTTCAATGTCATCTCTTAATTTAATTACAACAAAGAATCCAACATCATCAACTTCGGATTTCCATAATTTTCCAGTTTTATCTCTATATGAATCTACAACTTCACCGACTTGAACATTTGAGTGGTTAGTCATTACATTTCTAAACTTTGAGTCTTCCATGAACTTTTTTACTGATTCTTGTAATGCTTTTAATGTAATCAAATCGTTTTGTTTGTCCACGATTTCAATACTTGCATATCCACCAATCATCAAGTCGTCGTTGCCCTTTAGAATGGTGAAATCATCATTCCTTGTTGCCATAACACTTGTTGCCATGTTTCCTCAAACCTTCCTAACCACTTTGAGTATATAATAACCTCGGATTATTTCTTAGGGAGGGGCAATTTATTATGCCTATCCTCATAGATATTCCACAATCCCATATCATCTTCTTTATCAGCAGGGCTTTGTTTATATCCAGACCAAGCAAGCCACATATCTTTACTATCGACCCTTAATTTTCTAATATTAAATTTAGTTTCAAACTTATTACCTTCAAGGAAATACTCATGATACCCATGCTTTTGTACTCCTAACCTTACTTTACCTTCATCAAGTATTTTTCTCTTAGAAACATCATTAGCAACCATAGCAGGAAATTTACCTGCTTTACCAAACAACTCAAAAATGTCTTCTGATTTATCTAAATCAATCAACCAATTAATGCTTTCATCTTTCAGTTTAATGATTAAATTTAAATTATCATCATCTCGTAAGTATAATTTAAAATCACCTTCTTGGTATTCCTTTGGTGTCTTATATTCCTTTATTACTTCTAAATCTTTTTGTAGTTTTTCTGGGTCTTTAAATAGTTTCTTGGTTTTAGGATTGTATTCTATACCATCTCTTTGTTTAGACCAATCCTTAAGTCCTGAAAACCCTTCTTTAACAACTTCTTTATATTCCGAAACTTTATTTTTAACTAAAAGGTCATGTAAGTCTTTTATGGACATGGGGCCATCATTCAAAATTTCTAGAATAGCATTTGCTAAAAGTCCTTGTTTAGTCTTCATAATTTCTTCCGCTTGTGATTTCCAAAGGTCTAAATCAACTAAGGCGTTCTTAGCCATAAGATTATCTTCCTCGAATCCGTATATTGTGAAGCCATCCATATCACTTTTAATTATAATAGATGCTTCTCCGTGAATATGGTCGGTGATTGTCAAACCTTTCTTTAATGCTTCGACATTATAATTTAGTTCTTTTTTATTATCGTTAGAAAGCATTTCTAATGTCACTAACTTATCGGGATGAACCGCTTCCGGTATTTCTATGACCTTAGCGGAATGAATACTGTATAAGTCGCCTGTCTTCTTCACTTGGTCTATTTTAACCCTCACAATGCTTCCTAAGTCGGCAGATATTTTAGTGTTAAGAGCCTTACCAACAAGCATATAGGTTTTACCTTCAACTTCTTGATAGGCTTTTCCTTCTCCTTCTGTTGGCCCTGCACCTAAAGAATAGACATAATTACCACCGGAAGATTTTTTATCTAGAACAATTAAATCTAAATCAACGAAACTCTTCCACTTAATCCATTTAGGATTTTTCTTAGTACCAACATAATATGTTGAGGTAGCGTCTTTAATGACCACACCTTCGGCTACCGGCATCTCCATAATAGTTTTTGAATATTCTTCAATGTCTTTAATTGAATCTGCTAAACGAGTATCTTTCTTAGATGGGAATGTTAAATCCTCACTAGAATGAATAGAATAATTATTGAACATTATTTGCATTCTTTGTTGTAATGCTTCTTCCAATAACATCTTTTCATTATGTCTTAGAATATCGAATATATGCATCCTTAGATTGCCGTCTTGTTTTTTATCCTCGAATAAATGGGATATTGTTTCTGCTCTATTTAGAGAATCTTCACCGTCAAATAATATTAAAGTCCCATCTAGAATACAATCCCCGAAGTGTTTTTTCTTCAATTCCGCAACTTGTTCTTTGCACTTAGAAGTTATGTCCTTCTTATCAAAGGTAAAAACCTTTACTTTATTATCAATCTTTTGCATTTGAATGCGTAGTCCGTCGTACTTCTCTTGAACATAATACTCTCCACTAAATCCTTTAAGTTCTTTCATATCTTCAATATCAAAGATTCTATACATTGGTTTATTTGGTATAATGAAATCACTTTGTGATTTTTCATCAGTGGATTTTTTTTCAGATTTCTCTATGGGTAGTCCTTCTATTTCTTCTAACTCTTCCCAATCTTCTTTATCGTTTTTAGATAAGAAAATTAATTCTAGAATTGACATAGCAGCCTTTACTTTAGATTTAACTTTGTTTGAGTCTTTTCCATCTCCGTAGTGTTCAATAATATAGAGGTCTAAGTCGTCCACTTCTAGGTCAAGACCCTTAAGCCCCCCTGTAATATCATCGGGTTCCATGTCTTTTATGCTATAAACTTCTGGAGATAGCACTTTATCGTCTGTTCTTATAGCATAGTGTAAAAATTTAACCATATTACCTGTTGAAGATAGTAATGCTTCAAGAACCTCTCCTTTGAATTTTTTAGCAAAGGGGTCGTCTATTGACTCAGAAGAGTATCTAAGATTTTTAATCCCATCAAATATCTTTTCAGCATTTTGGGATTGGGGGTCTTTCACATCTTCCACTTCTAAATCAGAATTGTCAATAAAATTTTTCAATTCATTACTAAGAGAACTTGTTCCATCATAGGTTTCCTTGATAGTATCTATCGAACTTCTCCACTTCGCCCCATATTGTTTAGGGTCTGAGCGAGCAGAAAGATAAGCCACCCTTACTTTTTCAAATAAGCGAATAATATCATTCGATGTGGACTTATCCTTTTCTAAAAGGTAAGCCATTCAAATCACTCTTTCTTGACTTTACCGCTCGTAAAACTTTCTCCGGCTAAACCATACCCTTCCTTCTTTTGGGTTTGATTTATAATTTTGGATGCGTCTTGTACCTTTGGTCGTTTAATCTTTTCAACCGTTGGCATTTCATCTTTGGTTAAACCATCTCGAAGGGCTTTAACTTCTCTTGCCTTTTGAATAGTTAATTCAATTATTTTTTCTGCTCTTGTTACTTTTTCTGGCATAATCTCACCTATTCATTCTTAGTCCTGTTAGTTTGTAGTCCTTGTGTCCTCGTATATCTCGCGCAACAGTTCGTTGTCGCCTTCCTTTTCCGCCACCTTGATTAGAAGGTTTAAATTGTTCACACTTTCCTTTAGAATCAATTGTGATAACATCTAATCGACAATAGCCTTGACTTGCATTTTGTCCTCTAATATCCTGTTTTGTATTGCTTCGGCATGAATGTGCATCGCATTTTTTAACTTCACACTTTCCTTTACCGAATGCTTTTTTTAATTCATAGTAATCCCAAGTCATTATTGCCCACCTACCTTTTCGACCATTTTATGAATGTCTGACCATTCCATATTCCCAACATCTCCAATAGGAGTAGAAGAACCACCACCATTGTTCATTTTAGGACTTGGGCTTTGTGTGACAACTAAACCGGACTTCATCAAAAGGTTATCTTGATGATAAACTGTATTTTCTAATTTTTCAATCTTTTCAGTCAATGCCTTAAGAATGGCTAATAACTCTACATTTTGTTCTGTCACTTCTCATCACCTTTTTTCTTCTTAGGATAAACTAAGTCCCGTAATTGCCTATACAACAACTCGTAGTCCTTACGAAGTTCAGTAGCGGTTGCCACTATGTCAAGGTTCCTATCGTCCATAGACTTCATTTTCTTATTTAATTTATTATCATCCTTAACTAGTTGCAAACCCTTAAGAGCGTCGATTAAAACACCCATCTGAGTAAAGTCCTTTCCAAAAAATTCAGTAGGCTGTGCTGCTTGAAGAACCTTTTTTAATTTCTTTCTTTCCTTTGTTGATAAAGAACTAAGTATGTCTTTAGGTTTTAATTCTTTCTTTTCGGCCTTTAATATAAACTCTCTATTCTCTTCGTAATAATCCCAACTCATTCTTCTTCCTCCAATGCTTCTTTCTTTAATTTTTCAACTATAGAATTTAATGACTTATGCATTCTTTTAATTTTTCCATTTAGTCTTTTAAATTCAATTTGTAGTTTTTTATAGTCAGTATAGGCATCTATTGTAATATCAAAATTATTATTTAAAATTTCAAAAATAGTTTGTTGTTCAAGTAAATCTCCGACCTTGTATTCATAATAAGTAAAAGAAGGCCCTTTTTCTGGCCTATATTCGGATAATTGTTTTGGTTTTCCTTTAACCTTTTTAAATTCTGAAACAGTATAAGTTCTTGATGGGGATATTTCTGTCTTACCATCAAAACCTTCTGATTTCTGTTCAGGTAGGTAATATTCTGCACTTATGAATTTTATTTGTAAATTTGGATTTGGACTATTTGTTTCAATTTTACCTAAGTCGTCGTCGAGTATAACAATTATTTCTTGCTCCAACTCTTCAAGTTTATCTTCTATACCGTCTTTCTTCTTTTCTAATCTTGCCAAAAGTTTATTTCTTGAAACTTTTTGGCTTGACAAGAGTCCATCGGTATCTTCAACTACTTCATAAATAGGCGTAGAGAACTTTGGTGATTTTGCTTTTCTAGTTCTAAAGATTTCAATTAACCTATACATGAAGACCTCCTTACCTCCCCCACTATTTATTTTGGTTTTAGAAGCATCTAAAGCATTTTTAATTGCGTTCTTTAGGAACTCTCTATTATTACCTCTAACACTAAAAAATTCTTGTACTATGCTATCAAGTATTTTATCTGTTTCTTTTTCAGTTATTTCTTTTTCTTCTGGAATAGAAGAAAGAGCAGCATATACCTTTTTGGCAATTTCTATTTTACTAAATTCTTCACCAAAGTATTTTGGTGATTTTAATTGTTGTATGTATTTTTCCTGACTATATGCTTTACTATATGCTTCCATGTAGTTTTTTAATTCTATATTGCTTGCTTCCCCGCTTTCGGGATTTTTAATTATTTCACTGACCGCCATAGATTTTTTTGCTCTATTGGGTGTTTTAGGCAAAATTTCGCTAAATACTCTATTAGTAATTGCCTTAGCATTTTTTAGTTCTAGTTCATCTTTGGTTCCACTTTCTTTATCTTCGGGTAGTTTTATTATGTCATTACTGATTTTGATATATTGTTCAGATAATTTATCGTGTTTAGTTTTAATCCCTTTGAGTTTTTTAGATACTTCTTCTATGGCTTTCATCTCTCTATCAATGGTCTTTGCCTCTAAAGCGCCCGAAATTTTAACCATTTGTTTTTCTATTAGGTCTTTTCTAGTTTGGTATGTTTCTATTTTTTGTTTTAATCCCTTTGTTTGCTTTTCATCAATTGCCAAGTCTTTCATTGAATTATAATAGTATTTAATGTTGGGGATAGCATCTTCATCATCTATGGTAGTTACTTTTCCTGTTTTTTTATCAGTAGTAACTAACTCGCTTATTAGGGAATACAAGTCATTTAGTCCAGTCCAACCAGCACTCTCAACTTTTATTCGCTTACCGTCTTTTTCTGGAAATTTTTTCCCTACATTCTCATTAGTAAAATAGGTTCTAAATGTCAGCAAATCACTAATTTGTTCTCCAACAATATCTTCTATGCTAGAAAGAAGGGAGTTGGGGCTTTTAATTTTAGAACCCCATTCCTTTTGAGATGGTTCATTTCTTTTCTTTTCTTTTAACCTATCAAGAGCACTTTGTCCTCTTTTTCTTTTATCTGATGGGGTAGTGACAATGTTAAGTAGTCGACCACCTTCATTTTTAATAATTGATTTTAAAGAAACTTTGTCCTTTTTAGAATTTAGAACTTCTTGAATTTTATTATATAAACCTTTTAATTTAGAAAAATCTGTTACTGTATTAGCAGTATAAGGAGAAGAATTCACACCTCTCTCTTCTAACCTTGCTGTTTCACCACTGCCTATAATATCAAACATAGTGTAGTATTGATTTTCATCTGCCTTTTTAATGGACTTATATTTACTTGTCCCAGTGTTAAGCCTATCTGGATTCATTTTGTCTTTTCGGTCTATAATAAGACTAAGTATAGTAGAATTATATTTTCTCTTCGCTCGCTGATACCATTTTTCATATTCAGCCTTCTCTTTCTCGTCGGCTGTTCTAGGAGGTCGGCTTGGCATATTTTCCAATTCTTCAGCAGAAACACCTTTAATCTTTTTAGGAGCATCTAATTGAATTCCCGGCGTTCTTTCACCAAATTCAGGATAAGTTTGTTTAGTGGCTTCAACTGTTGAATCTAACCGTAAAAGCAATTCATATACTAATTTCTTATTCTTACCGTCAAAGAATTTAACCAATGCTTCTTCATTACTTAAATCTTTTTTGTTTATATCTTTTTGAAAGATAATTAAGTCTTCACTTAGACCTCTTAGAAAACTTAAAGTCTTTTCATTTATTTTATTCTTAGGTTCTTTTTCAGTTTTTTTAGCCCAAACATCTTCTGTCTTTCTTGCTTTCCTTGCTCTCGTAAGGCGAGCATTTAGTTCTTTAATAACTTCATCTATTTTTTTTACTGCTAATAATATGTTTGTTAATTTTGGATTGTCTTTTTTAGAAGTCGGACCATCTTTTTTATCTTTGGAAAACTCGATTCCTTGTACTTTTCTGGCTATTGATTTAACTCTTGTTAATTCTGAAATAATACTTTGAAAAATTTGTTCCTGAACATTAGCACCATAAGTAGTAATGTAATTTTCTATATTACCAGAAATTTTTTCTGTATTTTCTAGTATGGATAGAATAGATTCCTTTTTTCCAGCACTTGATTCTCTAGTATTTTTCTGCGAGCCAAGTTTTAAAAATTCTTTATATGCGGGAGTTTTAACAAGTTTATTTAGAATATCAATTATTTTATCCGAACCTTCTGAATCGCTTTGCGAAAGAATATCTTTATGACTCACTTCTTCTAATTCCTTTTTATCTTTAGGTTCAATAGAAGGGAATTTAAGTTTCAGTGGCATTTTTCCTTTATATTCTATATTTTTTGCATTAGCCTCTTTAGTGAAGGTTATTTTAAGTGCGTTCAGTTCGTCTTTTAATTCTTTAACACTTGACTCTTTGGTTTTATTAGCAAGTGTGGCTAATTGGCTAGCGGTCATTCTATATAACTCTATAAACCTTTTAGCCTCTTTAGTTTTTAAAGTTTTAACATAAGAAAGAGTGTTAAGTAAAAGAACTTGTTGTTCCCCTATTGGGTTATCTCTTTCTTTATAAACCAGTTCAAACTTATCTTTACCCTTAAAGCCTTTTTTCCACGATTCCTCTATTCGCTTTATTGTTTTTACCATTGAGGCATAAACACCCTCATAGTAACTAGCCTCTTCCATTACTGTTGCGCCTAATTTAACAAGACCTGTCCCAACTTTCTCTTCTTTACTATCTTTATTTGAATCAAAGTTTTCTGCTGAAAAACCATCGGGTGTATCATCATCTTTCTTTAATATTATTTCCGAATCAATATAATCAATTAAGCACTTGATTAAATATTCAGGGTCATCCATCCTATGGGATAAATGTGCTTTTAGAAAGACCATTTAAATCAACTCAGAAGGGAATGTTCTCTTTCTTACCACGACGCTTAGATGGTGGAAGAATAACATCGGGAACATCATTTGAAGTTCTTGTTGCTTTATGAGTAGTATCTGGCGGTAATCCAGATCGGAAGAGCACACGTCTGAACTCCAGTCACTGACCAATCTCGTATGCCGTCTTCTGCTTGAAAAAAAA